AATCTAATCTTGACAGAAGACAAAAATTATATTTGGTTAAAAACCGTGGAGATGGCGCAATGAGCGAAAGTAAAAAATTATGGGGCACTTCAAGAACAAGTTTTCAAGAAATGGGGGAAGCCAAATTAATAGTAAAGCATAGTAAGCCTGTAAATTATGACTTACCATCTGGCAGAGCAATGCATATTGAAAGTATTTTTGTTGAAAGTTCCGAAGGAGAAAGATTTAGATATCCTTATAAACACCTCAATGGTGCAAGAGCATTAGCTGTTCACGTAGCTCATGGCGGAACTAGTTATGATCCTATTGGACAACATATTATTCAATTGAGTGAAGAACTGTCAAAACTTAGAATGTTTAAAGGATACGTTGATCGTAATGATATGGTAAGCGAATCTATGCTAGATATACAGAACAAAGTTTTAGAAAGAATTGAAACTGTTAAAAAAGAAATTCATAGTCTTCAAAATAAAAATTACTATCAGGAATTTGCGGAAAGTTTTACGGCGGTTGCCAAAGTCGAAATACCCGAAGATATTGTAAATGATTGGATAGACAGATTAACAATAAAAACATTTAATGAAGAACTAAAAAATGTGTTTCCATTTATCTATAAATTAATAGACGAAAATACAGAATATGTTAAAGAATTGACTCCTGATGACATTTTAAATGGAAATTCTACCCAAGATCCAATGTTGGAATTTGAATCAGAAGTACAAGAATTGTCAGATTTTGAAACATTTATGAATAATCTTGCTATGACTGAGTCAGACAAACAAGATGATGACCCACCATTCGATCCAGATCCACCTAAAAATAAAAAACCAGCAGGTGATAACTCTGATCATGACGGACACAGTAGGGCAAAACATCTTGCTAAAGCGGCGATGGAAAAAGCTAAAAAAGCAGGAGCAAAAAAAGAAACTATTATTAATATTGCAGGTAATGATTTAACACTAGGCGAAGCGGCTGCAATGTTGGATTTAGATCCGGATGAATTTTTCTTCGAATCAAGAGATACAAAAGAAATTATAGAATTTGTAAAATCTATGTATGATGAAAATACAGGACAATTTCCTAAAGGTCAAGAAGGAGTAATGATAGCTGTTGAGAAAGAATTTGGCGAGCAAGCTGGATCATTAGCGGAAAAAGTAATTGCAGAACTTGAACAGGTTTTTGAATCTAGTAGATTAAGGAAACTAGCCGGATTGGCATAATTATTCTAATAAATTAGTCAACTAGGGTTGCAATGATAAATAAAAACGCATACAATAACCTGTATGCGTTTTTTGTTTAAGATTATTTCTTAGGCATCATAGGCAAATATAGAGGCTAACAATAGGAGAAAAATTATGGCATCTTTAGCAGAAATTCGTGCAAAATTAAAAGAACAAGAATCTCGCTTAAACAGCGACGGTAATAGAGCAAGTGGTGATAATTCAATTTATCCCTTTTGGAATTTAAAAGAAGGCAGCGAATCAACAGTCCGTTTTCTGCCTGACGGAGATACAAATAATACATTCTTTTGGGTAGAACGTGCAATGATTAAATTGCCGTTCTCTGGAGTAACAGGATCAACTGATACTAAACCAGTTGTAGTTAACATTCCCTGTATGGAAATGTATGGTGAAACTTGCCCGATCTTAAGTGAAGTTCGTGGTTGGTTTAAAGATCCTAGTCTAGAGGATATGGGTCGTAAATATTGGAAAAAACGTAGTTATATCTTCCAAGGTTTTGTAGTAGAGGATGGTTTAAAAGAAGAATCAAAGCCAGAAAACCCTATTCGTAGACTAATTATAGGTCCTCAAATTTTTCAATTAATACGTGGAGCATTAATGGATCCTGAAATGGATGATCTGCCAACAGACACTGTTTCTGGCGTCGACTTTAAAATGATTAAAACCAGTAAAGGTGGATATGCAGACTATAGTACAAGTAAATGGAGCCGTCGTAGTCGTCCGTTATCTGTAATAGAAACTGAAGCTATTTCTACTCACGGTCTTTTTAATCTAAAAGATTATCTACCTAAAAAACCTGGAGAAGTAGAACTTAAAGTAATAAAGGAAATGTTCGAAGCTAGTGTAGATTCGGAACCTTTTGACATGGAACGTTGGAGTCAATATTTTAAGCCAGCAGGTATGAGTGCAGCAACAGGTGATCCTACTGCTCGTACATCTAAGGTAGCCTTTACTTCAGAAGAGTATGATGATGAAACAGTTCAACAAAAAGTAGTTCCTGAGACTAAAGTAGAAACTGTAAAAACAGTAAGCTCAAGTGGTAGCAAGGCTGAAGATATTCTTGCTATGATCCGCAATCGCAAACAGCAATAATATCAAGGCTCGGATCAGTCCGAGCCTTCTTCACGGAGATAATTTATGACAACAAAACCATTCGATTTAAGTAAATTTAGAAAAACATTAACAAAGAGCATTGATGGACTTGGAGTCGGGTTTAATGATCCTACTGATTGGATCAGCACAGGCAATTATGCATTAAATTACTTGATAAGTGGTGATTTTAATAAAGGTATTCCTTTAGGCAAAGTTACAGTTTTTGCTGGAGAAAGTGGTGCTGGCAAAAGTTATATTTGTTCGGGGAATATCATCAAACATGCACAAGAACAAGGTATCTATGTAGTATTAATTGACAGTGAAAACGCATTAGATAAAGCTTGGTTAAACGCTCTTGGTGTCAACACAGATGAAAACAAACTTCTAAAACTTAATATGGCTATGATCGATGATGTAGCCAAAACCATTAACGAGTTTATGAAAGAGTACAGAGCATTAAATGAAACTGATAAACCTAAGGTATTATTTGTTATAGATAGTTTAGGAATGTTATTGACACCAACTGATGTCAATCAATTTGAAGCAGGCGATCTTAAAGGTGATATGGGTCGTAAGCCTAAAGCTTTGACTGCATTAGTTCGAAATTGTGTTAATATGTTTGGAAGTCATAACGTAGGATTAGTTGCTACTAACCATACCTATGCTAGTCAAGATATGTTTGATCCAGACGATAAAATTAGTGGAGGGCAAGGATTTATATATGCCAGTGCGATTGTGGTTGCTATGCGTAAGTTAAAACTAAAAGTAGATGAAGATGGCAATAAGACCAGTCAAGTGCATGGAATCCGTGCGGCTTGCAAGGTAATGAAAACACGTTATGCAAAACCTTTTGAAAGTATGGAAGTTGAAATACCGTACAAAACCGGTATGAATATAAACAGCGGTCTAGTTGATTTATTTGAAAAACAAGGATTATTAGTACAACAAGGAAATAGGTTAAAATTCGTTGATAGTTCTGGTAATGAACATCTAAACTACAGAAAAGAGTGGAAAGATGATAAATTACTTATGATTATGGAAGACTTCCATAATCATAAAAAAAATATTACAGAATTTATCGAGGAGCCTATAATAAATGAATGAAAATCAAATTGCTGATATTTGGATGTTGTTTAAAGAATATGTAGACAAAAAGAACCTTGAATCTGTAGCAGAACGCTATATAGATTTGCTTGCAGATCATGGTATACCAGATAAAGTAATGGAATCAGCTACAGGTGTAGATGATGACCTTGACAATGCTATTGAATATTACCTGGATCAGGAGGATGATGACGAAGAAGACTACGACGACGATAACTATGATTATGATGATGAAGAATGAATTGGTATTCAAAAATTACTAAAGATATTGGTAATATTCCAGACGCTGTGGAATTCTACGAAATCGAATTACAGGCGGCAAAAAAAGACAGTAGAATATCAGGTAATATAGAAAAGGCTGCTGCTAATATGCCAGGAGTTGTTGAACACAGGTTTGGACAATTACAGGAAATTGAAGCAATACTTGAATATTTAAACATAGAACTACGTAGACTAAAAAGTAGACACTTTCGTAAATATTTAGAAAATTATCAGAGAGCACTCAGTAGTAGAGACTGTGAAAAGTTTACTGACGGTGAAGATGATGTTATTGATTTTGAAAAAATTATTAATGAATTCGCGTTAATTAGAAATAAATGGTTAGGAGTAACAAAAGCACTTGATCAAAAACAATGGATGATTACTAACATAGTGAAACTCAGAGTTGCAGGGATGGAAGATGCGACTTTGTAAATACAGACATGA